TGTTGAAAGCGCAGGAACGCCGCATCCGGCTGCAAAAGCTGAAAGGCGAGTTGGTCGACCGCGCGCGGGCGGAAACCCTGATGTTTCGCCTTGCGCGCGAGGAACGCGATGCCTGGGTGACATGGCCTGCGCGGGTGGCGGCGCTGATGGCCTCGGAACTGGCGGCTGCCCTTGGAGAGGGGATCACGGTGGAGGCGGCGGTGATGCAGAAAGTCCTGGAAGCCCATGTCCGCGCCCAGCTCGACAGCCTCGCCGATATCCGCAGCGGCCTTGGGTGAGGATGTCGCGGGGTTCGATGGTGCCAATGACCTGATCCGCGCGTGGTCGCGGGGCCTGCGGCCCGACCCGGACCTGACCGTGTCGGAATGGGCCGACCGGCACCGCTGGCTGTCGTCGCGCGCTTCCGCCGAGCCCGGGCGCTACAAGACCGCGCGCACGCCCTATATGCGCGAGATCATGGATGCGCTTTCGCCCGCCAGCCCGGTGCAGCGGGTGGTGTTCATGAAGGCGGCTCAAGTGGGCGCGACAGAAGCGGGCAACTGTTTCATCGGGTTCGTGATGCACCACGCACCGGGACCGATGCTGGCCGTGCAGCCGACAGTGGAACTGGCCAAACGCAATTCGCGCCAGCGGATCGACCCGCTGATCGAGGAAAGCCCGGAACTGCGCGAGCGGATCAAGCCCGCGCGCTCGCGGGATGCCGGCAACACGATGCTCTCAAAAGAGTTCGCGGGCGGCATTCTGATCATGACGGGCGCGAATTCGGCGGTGGGGCTGCGCTCGACCCCGGCGCGGTATCTGTTTCTGGATGAGGTCGATGCCTATCCGGCCTCGGCCGATGAGGAAGGCGATCCTGTCAGCCTGGCCGAAGCCCGCTCGCTGACCTTCGCGCATCGCCGCAAGGCGCTATTGATCTCCACCCCCACCATCCGGGGTCTGTCGCGCATCGAGCGGGAATTCGAGGCCAGCGACCAGCGGCGCTATTTCGTACCCTGTCCGCAGTGCGGGCATCGCCAATGGCTGCGGTTTGAGCGGCTGCGCTGGAAGAAGGGCCAGCCAGAGGCCGCAGAATATCACTGCGAAGGGTGTGACCAACCCATCGCGGAACACCACAAGACGGCCATGCTGGCAGCGGGCGAATGGCGCGCAACAGCACAATCGGCGGACCCGCATACGGTCGGCTATCACCTCTCGGCGCTCTATTCGCCCATCGGCTGGCTCAGTTGGTCGCGGATTGCGCGCGCATGGGAGGCCGCACAGGGCAATGACGAGGCCATGCGCGCGTTTCGCAATACCATTCTGGGCGAGACCTGGTTCGAAACTGGCGAAGCCCCGGATTGGCAGCGGCTGGCAGAGCGGCGGGAGACATGGAAAGCGGGCACGGTGCCTGCGGGTGGCCTGTTCCTGACCGCAGGTGCCGATGTGCAGAAGGACCGGATCGAGGTTGATGTCTGGGCCTGGGGCAAGGACAGGACAAGCTGGCTGATCGACCATATCGTGATCGAGGGCGGCCCGGCCGATCCAGCCTGCTGGCAGAAGCTGACCGATATGCTGGGTCGGGTCTGGGCGCATGAAAGCGGCCAGCACCTCGCAATCGCGAAGCTGGCCATCGATACCGGCTATGAGACGAGCGCCGTTTATGCTTGGGCGCGGCAGGTGGGCTTTGCACAGGTGGCACCGGTCAAGGGGCTGGAGGGCTTCAACCGCGCCAGCCCGGTGACAGGGCCGACCTTTGTCGACGCAACCATCGGCGGCAAGCGTTTGCGCCGCGGTGCGCGGCTGTGGTCAGTGGCGACATCGACCTTCAAGGCCGAGACCTATCGCTTCCTGCGCCAGGACAGACCAACGCCGGAGGAGATCACAGGTGGTGCTGAGTTCCCTGCGGGCACGGTGCATCTGCCACACTGGGCCGACAGCGAATGGCTCAAGCAGCTGACGGCGGAACAGCTGGTCACGGTCAAGAACAAGCGTGGATTTGCAAAGCTCGAATGGCAGAAGATGCGCGAGCGCAACGAGGCGCTGGATTGTCGGGTCTATGCGCGGGCGGCGGCGTGGATTGCGGGAGCAGACCGCTGGTCGGAGGCGCGGTGGGCGGAGTTGGCGCGCCAGCTTGCAGTGGAAGCCTCTGGGCCTGCGGGTGACGCGACCGTGAAATCATCATCCCGCCCGTCAGCGCAGCGGCGGACAGTGCGGTCGAGCTACATGGATTGAGGATGGCACCTACAGACTGTTGCTCCGTCAGCTCGCGCGCTGAAATTGAGGTTACCTTGTGTGGAATTTCCGATAGCGTATGAACCGAAACACCAGAATGGGACGAACATGATCGACGCCAACAAAGGATCACAGAAAGCAGAGTTCACGATCCCGGTCGGATCCGCGGCCCTCGAGCAGCGTGTGCTGCAACTGGAAAAAGCTCTTCTCGAGTATGTCGAACGCTATGGGCTAACCGACAAGGCGCGCGAGGTGTTTCAAATATCTGCACGTTGATCGGCGGTGTTATCGATGCGGTGCACGCCAGCCTGCCGCTTGCGCTTCGGCCTCATCGCAGAACCACTTTTCACCTTGCGTCTCGTCGATCTGAACCCGGTCATACCAGGCAGACCAGGGAGTATGATAGATACGCTCACCACTGCGGTTGATGTTCCCCTTGATTGGGCACCCTGGCCGCGGCGACGCAGCTGCAGCACGGTCCCAGCGTTGTTCACGATATTCCCACGGCGGTGTTGTTTCGGCCTGCCAGATGCCGACAGCTTCCGCGCGCGCTGCCTCTTCCTGAGAGAGATAGTCCTCGCTGAAACGCGTATACGCCCATGCGAGGCCTTCACGAACCAGCAAGGCATTCAGATCAGCACCATCATTCAGGCAAACGCCAATGATGCGACCGTAAAGATCACGATCTTGCGCAATACAGGTAATGGTTTGACCATCGATGAGATCAGCCAACCTTCCGGTTGAAGCTGTGCCGCAATTCCAGGTGCCGCCACCGGCGCGCGCGCAGGTCTGATCGCTTTCGGGGGCGTCGATTCCATGCAAACGGATCCGCACGGGCCCGATATCGATTGTATCGCCATCAATCGCACGGGCGGCCCCGGTGATCTCGGCGGCGGATGCTGGAAACGAAATGAACGCCGCAGCGATGAGGGCCAACGCTACCGCTGCTGGCTTGATCTGCGCTTTCGGGGTCATGGCTTCTCTCTCTATCGTCGGTGCTCCGTTTGACTGAACAATTTTCCGGGACGGGTCAATCCATATGCCAAAACTTGTTGATCTTCGTACCCGCCGCGAGGCGCTCTCAACTCAGCGCTCCTCAAGCGTGGCGCGCGTCAGCTATGACGGCAAGACGGTGGATTATCGCTCTGTGGCCGAGATTGACCGGGCCATCGAGGCGCTGGATCGCGAAATCGCTGTGCTCGAGGGACGGCGGATTGTACGGCAGCTGCGCATCACCACGACCAAGGGGCTGTGATCCATGGGGTTGTTCGACAGGTTCCGCCGCCCTCCCACGGGCGGTGTAAATGCCGTACGCGCACGCTTGGAAGGGGCGATGTCCCGTCGCCGCCTTCGCGGCTGGAACCCGCCGCTGGAGAATATCAACACGCTGGTCGCCTCCGGTGGCCCGAAGCTGCTGGCGCGGGCGCGCGAACTGGTGGTCACCAACGGCTATGCGGCGAATGCCTGCGAGGCATTCGCGGCCAATCTGGTCGGCGACGGGATCAAGCCCTCCTCCCTGATTGAGGATGCGGCATTGCGGGATCATGTCCAGAAACTCTGGCTCGCGTGGACCGACGAGGCCGACGCGGACGGGCTGACCGACTTCTACGGCCTGCAGGCCATGGTCGCCCGCGAGATGTTCGTCGCGGGCGAGTGCTTCGTCCGCCTGCGGCCACGGCGCGCCGAGGACGGATTGCTGGTGCCGTTCCAGTTGCAAATGCTGCAATCGGAGATGCTGCCCTTCGAGAAGACCGAAACGGCCGCCAACGGCAATCGCATCCGCTGCGGCATCGAATTTGACCTGATCGGGCGGCGCGTCGCCTATCATTTCCGCCGCAGCCACCCCGGTGACAGCACGGATCGCCGCGTGGCCGTGCCGGAGACCGTGCGTGTGCCTGCCG